TCGTGATATTGGAGAGCAATAAGAGGAAGGGCAAGACCAGGGTTGGTACAGAACCAGAATTGAAGAGGAACATAAAGTGTGGTCTCAGGAAGAGCGTTACGAGGAGCGCAAACTTGACGAGGAGCTAAGGAATCACAAGGGGATTCAACATCAGAGAAAGAAGGATCAGTGATGAATGTAAGTTGAGTTGTGTTACCAATCATCTTGAAGTAACCACGTTGCTGCTCAGCAGTCATGGTAAGTTGGTTCCAGATGTGCATCCAGTCACCATATTGACGGTCGATTCTTTGACCACCAATCTCGACCTCAACTTGAGCAATAAGTTGCTCTCCAGGAAAGTCTAACCAACGGGCATAAACACCAGTGTTTTGGCCAGTTGTGTAGTTTCCAAGACCCATAAGTTGATTGATCTCAGGAAGTGTAACTTGTAAATATGTTCTGTAGGCAAGATCACCATTTCTACTGATGACACATTGCACACGGCGACCAAAATCGGCTTGACCGTTGAAAGTTTGTTCGATCGACTCGATAGCAAAGTTAGTATATCTGCGATAAGTAACTTTCCAGAAAGTAATTTGTGGATTACCAGTAAGGTAAACATCTTGTGCGCCATAGGCGACTAATTGCATAAGACCTCCTCCCATTTTATATATTAAGCTAAAGAAAAAAATTTTCTTGAAATTAAATTAATTGAATTAATTTAATTAATTATTTAAATTAATATGAATATTCTATTTATACGTGATTTTTTAATTTATAAATTATTTTATTACTAAATAGATTATAAATAATTGATCCATTTATATAAATGGATAACTCGACTAAACTAAAACTACTTATTTCTAAAGCAAAAAATCAAAATAATTTAATATGAAAATTGCTGTAAATATTAAGAAATTATTTTACTTAAGTCTAAATTTGCTTTCATGAATTTTTTTAAATATGAATCTTCTAGCACTTCTTTTTTACCTTCATGACTTTTTGTGAAGACAAAAGAGTCTCCTCGTTTTTTAACAGACCAACCTTGCTCTATAGCATTAAACAAAAAAAGCATTTTTTGAAATTTAATAGCGTCAATCTTAACATTTTCCAAATCGGTTAAAGATTCTAAATTTACTTTGATATCCATTAAATATTTTTAAGAAAACATTAATCAGCTTTTAACTATTGATTTTTTTTGATTTTTATAAAATCTTGAATAATGTCTTTCTTCTTTTTCTAAAGTATTTAATGATGTTTTTACAATATCTCCAAACATATCTGAGTAGTAAATATTTTGAACTTTATATCCCTTTTTAGGCGGCAAATTTATCATTGTTTCTATACAGTTACTACATGGCTTACTAGATTGAATTTTATTTTTTGTTGATAATCTTATTACAAGAATATTTATATTTTCAAGTTTTTTTCTAGGTTTTAATGAAATCAGTTTGGAAATAGCATCACATTCAGCATGTACGCCTGGAGTATTTCCATATATATCCCCCATTTGATTCGTACCAAAACTAAGAATTCTAGCCTTTTTTAGATTTCCCTTTCCCTTGTAAAACACATGATACGTGGTTGTAATTTCCGCAGAGACACGACGATACAGTAGACTTACCACTCTCATATAAGTCAATGTCTGAGTTAGACGGCAAACAGAAACGCTTAATAAACATAGTGTCGAGCAAAGTATTCATCTTAAATATTTTATAAATATAATTATTATCTCTTTAAATGTTTCAATTTTATTTTAAATCAAAAATAGTTCTTTAAATTTATTTAAAATATGTTTTATCGCTATTATTAATTAAATAAATTTCATATATTTATTTTAAAGACAATGCCTAGTTTTAAACCAAAGTCTAACAAAAAAATAAAATTTAACAAAAAAACGTCTATAACTCTTGATACAAAGCATAAGGAGTTTCTAAATGAATTCACTAAGGATGAAAACGGTACGATTCCTGATTTTAAAATTGAACGTAAAGAATTAAGACAAAAAATTATTGATAGTTGTCATGAGTTAACAGTTGAACAAAAATTAGATATTGAAGATAAAATAAACGAACTTACTGAAAAGATCAGAGAGACAAAATTAAAGAAAAAGGAATACTTTCTTGATAACTCCAAATTTATATTTGAATATTTTGAAAATAAAAAAAGTATCTCTGATGGAAACTCGGTACAGGCTTCAACAAATAAAACAAAAATGATAAATACATTTTTTAAAATTAAACAAGATACTACAGATGAATTAAAACAACAACGAGATAACAATAATATCGTTATTAAATATTTAAGTAATATTGATGATTCTTTTCTTGATGTTAATTCATTTATTTGTCAAACAGATATTTGTCAAGTATGTCATAAAGGAGAATTAATACCGCTAGAAGATGAAGGAATCATGGTTTGTAATAGTTGTTCAAGAATTATTCCATATTTGATCGAAAATGAAAAACCTTCGTACAAAGAACCTCCAAAAGAAGTATGTTTTTATGCTTATAAAAGAATAAATCATTTTAAAGAAATATTAGCACAATTCCAAGGTAAAGAAACGACTCAAATACCTCCAGATGTTATTGAAAATATTAAACTTCAAATTAAAAAAGAGAGAATAGAATTAGCACAAATTACAAATATCAAAACAAAGGAAATCCTTAAAAAACTAGGCTATAATAAATACTATGAACATATACCATTTATTAAAGATAAATTGGGAATTAAACCTCCTATCATGTCTCCTGAATTAGAAGAAACATTATGTAATTTGTTTGTTGAATTACAATCACCGTACTCTAAGTTCTGTCCTGATGATAGAGTTAATTTTTTGAATTATTATTATACAGCTTACAAACTTTGCGAGCTTCTCGGAGAAGAAAAGTATCTTTCATTATTTCCTTTATTAAAAGATAGAGAGAAAAGAATAGAACAAGACGACATTTGGAAAAAAATTTGTGAAGAACTAGATTGGGAATTTATACCTACTATTTAGATATTAACAAAATAAATTCTTAGCATATTCCATTCTGATTATAAGGTAAAATAACCAATAATTTTATAGCATAAAATAACATTAATGAATTTATTGACCAGCACCATAATGAACCAAACGAACCGTCTTTTTGATAAGAATACAATGAAATTATTAATAACCCCACTGTATAAGCCAAAGCTAAATAATATTTATTATAAAATATACTAAAAAACAAGAAAAATAACCAAATCATTAATAAAATTCTTTTATTTCCACTTACATCAACCCAGTTCCATTTTAAATGTCCATTTTTTGATACAACAGTTAAAAAGTCTTTATTAATAAATTCGTAAATAAAATAAGAAAACGCAGGTATAATATAGAGAGCTAACATTTTATTTCGTAGATTTATGTCTTTTAATAAGGTTAATGAAGCAACCGGTTGTAATAGTAACAACAATGTACCTAATTTTGAAAATAATTTATTTAAGTCTTTATTATTTAAATTTCTCCAAAGGAAAAATTCAATTAGTTGCATTGTAAAAAATGACATTAGAAAGAAATACGCATATACACTATTTAATTCATCAAGCTTATAAGGTGAATATTTATTGTTGTATACAATTAATACTAATACAAAAGCACTAAAAAGAAATGTATTTAAAGAAACATATTGATTCCAACACATAAATTATAATTTTATTTTAATTATTATTTATGTAAATATTAATTTGTAGGTCTGTAAGGAAATAACGTTAATTCTCTAGTATTGTAAATAGAGAAATTGGGTTCATAATTATTAGCACCTACACCATTTCCATAACATATACCTCCTCTTTGTTTGCGACTTTTGCGACCATATTTGCGACCTTTTCTTGTTTTTATAGCTTTGCCATAGGCTCGCGATGCTTTGCCATAGGCTCGCGATGCTTTGCCATAGGCTCGCGATGCTTTGCGTTTTCTTCCACCAAAAGAATCTTCCTTTGTAGTATTTATTGAATCATTATTAGAGTTTTCTAAATCAGACAAATGTAATGAACCATTATCTAGAGAATTATTTACAAAATTGTTGTTATCATCATTGGAAATATTTTCTTGTGTCGTATTCATTGAATCATTATATGAATTATCTAAATTTTGATCAATATCTAAATTATGTTCATCATCAGACACATTTGAAATACCTGATACGTCAAGTTGATTCATTTCCTCGTTTGCTTCATTTACACTTTGAATTAATTCTTGAGGTGTAAAAGGCACGCCAGTAGCAGGATTTACTTCATTTAAACTCATTTGGATAATATTTAATCCAACCCCTGTATTTGAGAGAACTTGAATATCATCCTGTGAAAAGCCTAAATCTGATAACTGTTCATTCTCTTCTGGTGTAAAGTCTCCACCAACCATTTTTCCATAGACTCCTCCGGCTTTGTTAGTTTTTTTTCTAAAAGACTTGCGTTTTGGTCTTCTCAACTTTTTACGCGACTGTTTTACCATAATATATTATAATTAGATTAAATATATTATGTTAGTTTATTGATTTAAAATCCACCAGGGAATTTAACCAAGTTAGCACCAATACCAAAGCCAGCACCAGAGCGAGCAGTAGCACCCATGGAAGGAATGTAGGTATCAAGAATGCTAAAGGTTGCCGCAGCAGTTAAAGCAATCAAGATAATTTCCTCAATGTTCAAAGAACGTTTAGGAATAGCATAAGCAGCAATAGCTACCATTAAACCTTCAACAAGGTACTTAAT